AAAGATTTTAGCTTGAGGTTCTTCTCCTGGATTAAGAACAGCAGTATAAACCTCTTCAATAACAGGAAATTCTCTATTATCAAAATATTGCTTTAAATAATTCTTCGTTCTTGACAAATTATTAACTGCGTGTCTTAATCTTTCTAAAGTTCTTTTAAAATCAGTATAGCTACTAAATCTCAAATAATCTTGAATCTTCATTTCTTCATTATACTTATGACAAAAATTTAATTCTACAGTCTGATTACCTGATTTAGATATTCTACTAATAACTGATTTTAAAGTATGCACTCCATTTTTAGTTTCCATAATTTCAGGAGCAGAAGTTGCAATACCTTCAGCTGACATCGATTCCATAATTTTTAATGTATCCATTTTTTATATATTTTTTGGTTAATACAATGCACAAAGAAGAACATATAGTCCAACTCAAGCGCATTGTATCATTAAAAATTAATTCAACCGATATTTAAGATTAATAAAAGGAAATCTCTGTTTAACCTTTAGATATTCTTCTACTTTATTAAGAGTTTCTAAACATCTAACATAATCAGAACAAACATAATCATCATCAATAAATATTTTTCTTTCCCAAATTTCTAATCCATTTGGAATTTCAAATTTATTTTCGACAGATGATACAAAATTCCTCATATCTTCTAATTCATCGATTGTTATCATTGTAAAACATTTCATAGCTATAAATTTAAATTCAACCAACACCGAAGCATTGATTGAATATTAAAAGTAACAAGAATTAATAATAACTACATTTAGCTTGATTCCATTCATATAAATCTATTTCTCTTGTTTTAACAGTTCCTAAATCGTTACCGTCAAAAACAAAAACAGTTTTATATTCATCAAGAAAATATTTATCTTCACTTAATTCTTTAGTAAGAAAATTACGCATACTATCATAACAATAATTATCTTCTTTCAACTTATCATAAGTTGGAATATCATTAGAATTATCATCTTTACTAATCCAATATCTAATAAAATTAAATTTAATATATTGTATTTTAACAATTTCTCTTATTGGATTAAAATCAACAACAGTACACTCAACATCATCAACCTCACTTAGTTTCATCATTTTAGTGTCTAAATTAGGATATTCATAAACACCTAATAATAACTCTAAAGCTGTTGTTGGTTTCTTACATCCATTAACTAATGAAACTAATTGTTCACAATGACTTTTTGTTACTTTTAATTTCGATTTAATAGCAATATCTATTATCGATTCACTAAGCTCTAAATTTCTCATAATATAAATTTTTAAATTCAAGCAATACCGAAGTACTGCCTGAAATTAAAATTAGAACAAATCTGACTCTCCATTATGTTTAGCACAATAGTATGCACTTAGAAGTAATATAATTGATAATATGATATTAACAACTAACATTATCCAACATTATTTCTTGTATAATAATCATCAGTATATCCTAAAGATATTTCATCTTCAAAATATTCATCATGACAATTACACAAAGTAATAGAAATTATATGTTTGCATAATTGAGCAAACCCATAAATTCCTAAACATAATACAGAACAAGTAATAACTAAAATAAAAGTATTCATAACATATAATTTTTAAATTCAAATCGCAACAAAGCACGACTTGAATCTGTTAAGGTTTATTTTAGACCTAATCACATTAGGTACTCAACATATATTAAATTCAACATACAATGAAGTACATTCATTTATGAATGAGAATTGTTTACAATTCTATTACAGAGAATACAATCACATTGTTCACATCTTTCTTTCTCTACTTAACATAATGTATTGACTTTCTCACAAATTTCTTATAACTTTGCTTAAGTACGCAACATAGCTATCAGCTACTATCAACAAGACATAACCCAATACATTCATATCACACACATAGAGTTAGTCAATAGTCTGTTGTTAGAGTAAACAAACACAACACAATTTCTACTACATAAGTAATACTAAGTATGTAATGAGTGCTAAATAAGAGAGTATATCATACTCAATATACAATGAAGTATTACATCGTGTTTACATTTGTTTGTTTACATCAGTATATCCACAATCGTGTTAAGGGGGGGTGATTAGATAGAACAAAACGATAGGGGAGTAAAATAATAAAGTCCTCAGTCGCTTGTCTTACAAGTAAATTAGTGAATAAGTTGATCAAACTGGTAAGATACAGAGCATATGGTTCTATGAACATCTATGGATTCTATCCAGGCGAATACTTTTTGTTTCTTAGGTAGTTTAAGTTCTTTAACGATTCTGTTAAGGGTATAGTCATATAGCTTTTGGGTGGGGAGTTTCTTATTATGATCAAGGGTAAGGGTGGTTAATTTAGAGGTATAGCTTTTAACATGGGGGATTACTTTCTTTGGATTATCTTTAGCCAGGGATCTCATTTTGATAGGATAGTATTTAATGGTTATGGAGCCATATACTACATTAGGTTTATAGTTTTTAGAGTAGGGGAGTTGATTAATGATTTTCATTGTTAATAATTTTAAAACTATTTTTTAAATATATGTATTATATTTGAGTAAATGGAACAAAGAAAGGTTAATATCGTAAGAATAGACTCAGAAACTATTATAGTGGATTATATATTATGCAAAAAGTATAATGGAGTTTATTGTCCTACAGAAGAAATTAAATTAGGGGCGAACAGACAGGATGCTCTATTTGATTTTATTAAGAAGGAAAGAGAAAAAGCTGAGCGAGATCTACATGTTAAGGCAGAGCTTGCTGTTAATATGGTTTTAGCAGAATTAAATTTTAAATATAAATTAAATTAATATGGGTTCTAATTTAAATAAGAAAGCATTTGGAATGCGTTTAGTTGAGGCGGCAGAGAAGTATGAGAAACAGCAAAAGAAGAATAAGAAATCGGATAAAGTAACACCAGCTTATAAGACTAATAGAGGTTGGTGGAAAAAGTAAAGGAATGTTATTAAAGATATTTGACTTCATTGAAGGCAATATAAATATGCTTGGTGATGCCTTTGATTATTTACCGCAGTATAAAAAGGAACAAGTATTATATAGAGCGTCTTTTTGTAAAGATACTTGTTTAAAGGAGGGTAAGTGTAAAGAATGTAGCTGTTCAGTACCTGGAAAATTATATTCAACAAGATCATGTAACGAGGGAAAGTTATTTCCAAATCTAATGTCATTAGATGATTGGGAAGAATTTAAAATTAAAAACAATATAGAAATAGATGAAAGTATTCTTGATAGTTAGTTTGTTTTTAGTAGGTTGTTCTAAATACCAGGTCGTACAAGAAGTGCGTGTAAATATGTATCATTTACATAATCCAAAAACTAAGAAAGCTGAAATAATTATAACTACTGATAAATTACAAATAGGTAAATATTATAAGCTACATCAAATTAATATAATTAATCCAGATGAATATTTTCCACCAGATTTAGAAAATAGATAATGTATAATGAATTAATAGATATTGATAAAGAGGGTAATGTTATTATACAAGATAATTCTATAACATTAATGCCTAAGCTGTATGAAGTTTATAAGCATAAGAGAATGGGTAGCGATATGGTTAGGTGGATAGTATGTATAGCTGATTATAAATCTCCATATAGAAGATTGCCGGAAGAAGAAAGAGTTAGGACAGTAACATATAATATATTTTCTAAATACAAGCATTCATATTGTTCAGATGATTTAGTATTAGATGCATTAAATGAATATAAGAAACTACAGTATGATCCATTAATAGACCAGTATAATGCTATGAGTGAGCAGATGTATAAAGTAACTCAAGTATATAGAAATATGGTTCCTACACAAAAAAACTTAGAAGATTTAAATGATATTGCTATTAAAATGGAAAAAGCTGCATTAGCAAGAGATAAGATAAAAGCATTAATATTAAAAGACCAAGAATCAGATGCTAAGATATCAGGAACAAGTAGTGAAAACTTTAGTGTGCTTGAAACTAAATTAAGATTAGAAGAAAATTGATTAGCGGAGATAAATATAGACCAGTGCTTTTTGATAAAAGTGCAAAGAAACTAACTCGAGGGTCTATAGATCATGTCAACTATTGGAATGAGCAAATTAAAAGATGTAAAGATGGCTGGAAACCTTCTGGTGGAACATTCATGCCCGGTCCATATTATTTCTATTTAAACTTTTCACAAATACACGCCTATGATGAAAAGATAGGTCGTAAAAGAATGATGGCTCCAAGCTATCGAGATCAAGACCACGAATACTTTACTGAAATTCACAATGCTAAAGAAGGTGGTTATGGTATTATAGTAGGTAAAGCAAGGCGTAAGGGATTTTCATTTATGAATGCTAATATACTATTGGCTGAATGGACTTTATATCCACAAAGTGAAAATGGTATTGGCGCACAAATGGAACACTATGTTCAAGATTTTAGAAAAAAGATGATGATGTCTTATTATGCACTGCCTACTGAAATGCGTAATCAAACATTACATAATAACGAATTAATATTACAGTCTGGATATAAAGAAAAGGTAGATGGACAATGGTTAGAAAAAGGCACCAAGAGTATGATTCACTTTAGGGTGATGGATAAACCTGATGCCTTTCGTGGTACTACATTAACATATTGGGTACTTGAAGAAGCTGGAGAATTTAAAAAACTAAAGAAAGCATATTATGCTAATGAAGAATGTTTTAGGGAAGGTTCTT